CACTTTCCCTCCTATTCTTACCAGGCATGGATACATGGTATGAAATCCAACCAAGCGAAAACTGATACACCTAATCCTCTCCCCCAGAAGAAAAGGGTGTGCCTCAAGTGCAACACAGAGTTCTTATCTGAAGGCCCATCCAATAGGATATGTGAACGATGCAACAAACGTAACATAACAAAACAATCTTACGTTGCTCTTTACCCAACACACAAAGCCCCGCCCGAAGACAACTACTAGTGAAACCAATCAAAACTTGTTTACAAACCCGTCTCAGTTCAATCCACATTACTAACAGGCATAGAATGTTACCACCTACTAACAGAGAAGCCATGAACAACCCATTGCCTATGTCTACCATCTTCGGTATCACCCCTTACACTTGCTCAGAGTGTGGTCATCACCCAGTAAAGACTCACTTCTGTGAACCAACCCGCTCTCGTATGATTTCCAAACAAGTCTGCTTCACGTGTGACTTCTGGTTAGAGCAGATCAATAGCAACCCTAATCCTCAAGAAAACAGGTTCGTTATTGACAATCACCACTATACATGCCTTCCCCCAGAAACAAACAGCAAATGGGCTGGTTTCGGAGGACGTAGATTTGAAATCAAAACAAATGATGGACGTACCATCATCACTAACAACCTTTGGTACCAAGGTAAAGTCCCCGAACGTTTCAGAGACCGTCTACCAAACAATGCAGTATTTGTCAAGAAACAAGAGCCTGTAGTCAACAAGTTCTAACCCTTCCCTCTTTCTCTTTAATCTAACTATCTACCACGGATGAGCCATGAGAGTCCTACACAAAATCTACAAGCATTACACTGAGTGCCTTTTCCCTTACCTAGCCCAACAATGGGGCTGGGGTGTTATCCATGACCAAGACATTAAGCGACGCATCTGTTTCGCTCTTGGTGTAAGGTTGCCGGGTCATCCAGCTAGGCAAGCAACTAACGTTAACGACCTAAAGAAGATCGTTAAACTATGCCAACGTATCGAACAGAACCCGTTGATCTTCCTCTTTCTGTAGTCCTCTCACGTTCCATCACTCCCTTCTATCTAACCTACACGCCTTACTACGTACTATTACTTACTATCTCCCCCCAGGAAAAGAATCATGGCACGCAATCACAAAGTAGCTCCAACTTCCTCCAACCAAGTTATGGATTCATCTCTTCCCGATCGTAGTCCGAAAGACTTTGACAAGGCCACCTTGACTGCCATAGCTATCCTTATGTCAGTTACTCCAGAGATGTTAGACCCTACACCCAGTCGGTTTCATTTCTCTGCTTTACCAAATCGACGGTACAGCAAAGATCGTCCCACCAGGGCTTCTCACCTTAACACCAGTCACTACATGAAACGTACCAAAGACGGACGTTTTGGTGGTTGGAAAGATTTTACTCACCCATGTGCAGAATCTGGCCATGACTACCGCTTTGAACGTAACGACAACTACGGTCGTTGCAAATGCTGTGGGGACGAGTTGCTAGTGTGACCAATGGCAAATCCAATATCATTTACACAAGACGGAACTCTTTACGAAGGGTTCCGTCCTTACGAGGGTAAATTAGACCACCATAACCCTCGTACATTACAAGGCCCTAGACGATACGGTCTTGCAATTACAATCTGTTCAATAGACAAAGAAACTCACTCTGTCTGGACAGTAATTGATTCTAACATCTTCATCCAAGCCTTCGAATCATACATCAAACGACACTTCCCTAAAGTAAACTACATCAGATACCTACGGAGCAGAACATGAGACCCTACAAGAGTGGAATGGATCTCCCCCCAGAAATGACAGACAGTGGTGAAGATGCGTTGGGTGAGGGTTATCTAATTTATGCTAGGTCAGGCCCGTACGAACAATACGTTGACCAACCTCGCCTACGTCTGATCAAGTTCCATCTACCTAATTTCACGCTCTACTTACCAATTCCATGCTACCCTATGACTGATCCAGTCACAGGGGTTGTCTATACAGTGACGGCAAAACGTGGTCACTGGTACATTTGCAACAAACTGTTTTGTATAGGTAAAACTGTAGATAAAGATTTGTTGTGGAAACAAGACCGTGCCCCAGTCTTCATCCACTTTCTCAAGATGCGTCACTACCTGCGTGGTGTGTGGGGAAGAGTGGCACCCGACTACCAACTATGCTCAAAAACACTATCAATACCAGACCTTTGTGAGGCCAAAGGCATCGACTTCAAAGACCTCTTCAAAGAACTTCGATCCTTTTACGACCGCACAGGGTTACTTACCGTAAAGCCAGAAGACAACGTATACAAACTACCTGATTGGCACATGCACCTTCCTGCCCAGGTACTAGTTGATGATCTATCTGACGAGTCAGTATCTCCTGAACGTGTAAAAGAGATACAAGATTCGATCATGAAGGACGTAGAGCCACTGAAGTTAAATAACACATGGTCTAGAGAGGCTCTCACAGAAGAGATAGAACAATGGCACCTAGCCACTGAGGAAGACTTCCAAGCGTTCTTAGACAAGATACCTGACGAACACTCTACTCCCCCAGAAGAAGAATGAAACTACTACGTATTCAATTGATTGCTGCAAGAACTAAAGATATTCTTGGTACTTTATATGTATCAATAGAACATATTGAAGCTATAATACCTACTGCTAACAATAAGCACGGGGAAGGTTATAGCACTGAAATACATATGAAATCAGGTACTACGTACATAACGTCTACGCCTTGTGATCAAATACTAGAACGATTAGATGAAATTACTCAATCAACTAGAGAAGCTAAAGATGGCTAAACCTACTGACTACTTTGAAGACACAAAGAAACTACTTCAACAATTAGCTGAAGTACACACTGAGATTGATAATGTCCTTGTTCGTCAAAAAGACATTATCCTCAATTCGATACAGACTGCAAAGTCACAAGCCGATATTACTGCTGTCCTGGCTCAACTAAGAGTAGTAGAAGAACTATGGAAAGCTTTGAATTACGAGTACAAGTTCAATGAACTCACAGTAAAGCTACAAGAAGTAGTTCAAAAGATAAGACACAAAGCCGCTATAGGTGTCGTATCTCCTTCACAACAATCTAAGTTATACTTACCGGAAGAACAATGACAAGTCTTTTAGTAGAAGCCGGACCTGGTTCCGGCAAAACAACAACAACAGGCTTCATTACAGCCTATCTCAGAGCCACCAACAAACCTCTGTGGCTCAAGAATCATCCTCGGTTAACCCAAGAACAGATTGACATTCTTTCTTGGTGTGCTGATAACCTACCAAATGACGGTACAATCATTGGTATGGCTTACAATAAAGATGCTGCTAAGAATCTTGACACTAAAACCCACCCATCAGTTGAATGTCGATCAGTTCACGGTTGGGGTTACAAGATAATCTTAGACAGTCAACGTCGAAGGCACGTACCAGTCTCCGATGGTGTCTCTATTAACCAAGTAGAGAAGCTATTGAGTCGTTCATTCGACTCTCTACCTGACAAATACTCTTGGTTATCAGCCACACGATACCTTGACAAGCTCAAAGATGAGCTACTTGAACCTACCTTAACTAATCTCTTATATCTCTCCCAGAAATATGAGGACCTGGCAGCATTTAAGGCATCCGAGGATGTTGCTAAAAAGATCATCCAACTAATGCCGGTAGCTAAAACCATCGATCATCGTATCGGTATCAGCTACATGGATCAAGTGTGGTTAGCTTGTTTCCTTATCAAAGAACCGTTGTATGACATTGCCATCATTGATGAATGTCAAGATATTTCAGCTGCCCGTCGTTTGCTTTGTTCTAAGATCGCTAAACACAAAATATGGATTGGTGATCGTTACCAAGCCATTAATGCGTTTGCTGGAGCAGACAGCAAGTCAGTTGAGAAGATTCAAGATATGGTTGACATTGTTCTACCATTAAAAACCAGCTTTCGTAACCCACCGAACGTTATTCGTCGTCTTAACAAACTCAAACCATTAGCAAACCTAAAGGGTCTTGATAAACCCGAAGGGTTGGAAGAACGGATTGAGTTAGAAGATATGCCTGGTTTAGTACAACAACTAGGCCCAAAACAATGTATGGGTGTATGTCGTACTAACGCACCACTTATACGAGTGGCTTATCGACTAATGGAATCCGGTGTAGCTTGCCGTATCCTTGGTGATCGTGTAGTTGATCAACTTGCAAAGATCATCAAAGGTCGTAAGGCTACTTCTCTTTCTGACTTTGAGAGTAAACTCAACCAATACGAAAGCGGTATTGTTCGTAACCTTGACGAATACATTGCTGAGTTGTTCAAAGATAAGATCAACTGCATACGGTTGGTTCTACCTTACGCAAGTAGTGTTGAAGACATTGTACCACAACTACGTAAGCTGTTCAAACCAGCCGAAAGTCAAGAACACATCGTACTTTCAACCATTCACAAAGCAAAAGGGTTGGAAGCACACAACATATTTATCTTGTTCCCCCCAGTAGAATCTCCTCATGCAAAACGTCAGGAGCAAATCGAACAGGAATCTAATCTTCGCTACGTAGCCGAATCTCGAATGTCTGGCAACACCTACTGGGTAGTATGATGACCACCTTTACTAGAGAACAAACTGTTCAAGCTATAGCAGTTCTTGAAGACCTGCTTAAAGACCCAACACTACTGGGGGACAGCGGTGTCTGTCTTTATGTGACACTCACTTTAACGCATGAGTACAATTGGACAACTGAAGACAACGAAGCTATAAGGGACTTCATAGAGGGTAAGATACCCACAGTAAACGAGAGAACGACTGAATGTTATCCATATATTTCACCTAAAGGGGAATGGACTGAAGCTAGAAAACAACTCACTACCAACGTTATTGCCGCACTACGCACAGCCTACATTGAAAGCTAAACATGACCACTCTCTACAAGAAGAATAACAACGATACCATCTCTTGGTGGACCATCCAACCAGGAGAAAAAGAGTTTATGGTACCATACGTACCACCAAAACCCTTTGTACCTAAGGGATACCCTCAACCCACTCCCCCAGAAAGTACAGAGGAGAAGTTAGTGCCCAAGATAATCAAGGGGTACTACACTTGGTGGGGTAGTGACCACAACACCAAAGATGCTCCTACAGAAAACACCCAATTTACTCCTTACACTGACAAACCCACAATGTCAATTAAGGAACAAATTGAAGCCAAGACACGAGAAATGATTGCTCGTAAGGGCTACAGTAGGGAGATAACCAAACCTGCCCCAGAAATGCCAATGTTGGCACAGAAATGGAAGGATTTTGTTGTTCTTGCTGCCTCTAATAAGTCGGATGTGAAACATTTCCAAGCTCCAATGCTTCAACCAAAGCTCGACGGCATTCGATGTATTGGTACTGCTTTGAATATGTACTCTCGCAAGAACCTCAAATTCACAGCACTACCTCACATTGCAGCTTGTCTTGAGCTACTTCTCAAGATTCCAGGTTTTGAGAACATACGACTCGATGGTGAGTTGTACATGCACGGAGCTGACCTACAAGCAATCCAAGGAATGGTGTCATCGTACACAACCTACGGTAATATGCACGTAAACCTCTCGTATTACGTGTTTGATCATATCTCTGATAATGTATTCTCCCAGAGATACGAGGAGATTAAGCACGTAGTAGAACAGTTGGAAACCTTGTGGACACCTCGCATTGCTGAGAAGTACAAGACAAAAGGTTGTCCGATCAAGTTGGTAACAACAGACATCACAGAAAGAACTACCAGTTCTACTGATTTTAACGAAATGTTAATTCAGTACAACAAACTCTTTCGTGAGCAAGGTTACGAAGGTGTCATTGTACGAAACCCCAACGCTTCGTATCAATGTGATTATCGTACTTACGATCTACTCAAATACAAAGAGTTCTGTGATGCAGAATTTCTCATTGTTGACGTACTTGAAGCCAAGAATGGTTCCAAATTCAAGTGCGTTACGTCATCTGGGAACCATTTTACTGTTTCTCCTGCTTGGACAACAGCCCGTAAAGAACAAGTTTTACGGTACAAAGACAACTACATTGGTCGTTGGCTAACCGTCACATACGAACGTATCAGCAAGGACGGCATCCCACTAAAACCTATTGGTAAAACAATCCGTCAGGACTAACCATGAAACTACAAACACTACTATGTTGGCTTGGTTTCCATGATTGGGAAACAATACGATGGAAATCTTCTTGTGACATTGCAGAGGAAGCATATGGTAAGTCAAGTGTAACTTACTTAGGTGGCACAGACTACCAAGACAGAGTCTGTGTACATTGCCATGTAATAGACAAACAAATTGATGCAGAGATAGCCAAACGTAAAGCAAAGCTAGATTTGTGTAACAAACGCAAACAACTAGCTAAAGACATATTCAACAAGTCCACAAACTAACGGGATTAATAGAGGATCATGGCATCACCATATTGTAGCGACTGCACTAACCGATTTGATCAATGCGAGTGTGACGCATCGGAAAGAGTCAGGAGAGCACAGATAATTATTAACGAAGCGATCAAGCAAGTCCACGAGCTTGGATGCGGATTAGTTGCCGATGGCACTGTTGAAGGCAATGGGATCTGGTTTGATTCGTTGCGGGCTCAAGACCGTGTAGCTGATTAGGGATTATTCTCAGTTAGTAACAGGTGAAATAATGTTTGGATACGAAGACAAACGAACCCCACAAGAAAGGCTACGTGATATAGAACGTAACGACAAGTGGCAATCTGAGAAAACACTTGCTCTTGGGTTTCTCAAAACAGCCATTAGGCCTACATTACAAAAAGCTGGATTTGAAGTAGGTCTTCCAGGACTTGATGTACTAGGGGCTGAGCTACTTATTGAAAACGCAGGTATTACCTACAAACTAACTCTTTCGGTTGACCATGATGACTAACATACTAGGCCCGGTAGGTAAACTCCTATCAGATAAAAACAGATGGACCCAAATGAGAGACTGTGGGACCATAAACAACAGGCATACCACCCCAGATTCTACGTTGGCAACAACGTGGAGCCTTCGTGCTGCGGCAGAGAGATTTTACCCCAACGAATGGAGAGTCAAGCTAACCGAATTTATGACGGAAGCAAACAAACACTACCCTGGTAAGGACTACAAAGTCCTACACAAATCACTATCTCATGAAGCCTTAATGGCACTACTCAAAAGAACTGGGTTATGACTACACCTACTACACACGCCACAGCCTATCGTCAGCACCTACTACTCAAAGAGTCACTCAAACAACTCACAGCAGCAAAACGTAATCTTGAAGAAGTGATGATGGATCTATCCATCGACACAGTTAGCATCATCTTTGAAAACAACCCAGTCTTCTACGATGGTGCTAGCAAAGACTCTAATGAAAACATCCAAACGTACTCTACTGACAGGTTTGTTATGTGCCAAGACATGTTGTCAAAAGCCCATTGCCGTGTAATATCGGCTCAAGAGACATTGTTAAGGATCGGTGTCCACCATGTACGACTCGAAGCTGGAGAAGGACTTTCATAAGCTCTGGAAGAGTAAAAGTAAGTTACCTCTAGTAACACAGCATAAATTCCATCCCAGAAGACAGTGGAGGTTCGACTTTGCACATAAACCTACATTGACAGCAATAGAGATTCAAGGTTACGGGGAAGGTCACACATCTTACGACGGTATGGCAAGTGATTATGAAAAACATAACCAAGCCATATTACATGGCTGGATAATCATTTACATTATGTCAAAAGATGTAACACCACAAAAGATGGCACGTACTGTCACATTGATTGAACGTATCATTAGCAATCGGCCATTAGCTAAACAAAAGGTAATTGCTGATTTACCACCACCCAAGAATGCCTTCGAGGACCTAGTTAAGAAACTGCTAGACCCGTAGTACGTACTACCAACTAACCGCCTGACCACCCTATTCACTGGTCTTTGCCTCTAACACACTTCTACACCATCAGGTCTACTATGCCTACTTACAGCCTACTATCAACTCCCCCAGAAAATTACACAATGGAATATGGATAAATATGCAGACCCAGAAATAGCTGACGTTGATTTCTCTATCAATAAGATAGTCATTGGCAAACGAGCCAAATCTCAAATAGAGAGTATCATTACTGAAAACTTCCCTCATTCCATACCACTCTATTGCAACAAAGTTGGCATTGCTTCATCCAACTACTACGCAGTAATCAATGGAACTAGACCATGCACACTAGACTTTCTCAACAAACTTCTCTCCGGTGTGGGTTATCAAATTTCAATAGACACGAAATTGATAGCACATCAGCTGGATCATGGGCCGGGTGTACCAGATGTGGACTTCACAGAACTCGTACCAGAATTGCCCTTAAAAGACGAGGAGGGATTGGACGAATACGACTCCTTTTAATAGGAGAAGCACCAGGAGAGTTCGAAGATATATTAGGTGTGCCGTTTGTAGGTCCAGCTGGAACTGTGTTAGACCGCATCATTACAGCCACTCATACTCAGTTCCAGTTCCTAATAACCAACACTGTACTATGTCGCCCCCAGACAATAGTGTATCTATCATCCGAAGCGGAAGATACACCTTTAGGGGAGCTATGTTACGGTGAGGATTACGAAATACAAGATAAGAATCGTGATCCTGACCAGAACGAGATGCGTCTTTGTCGACCTCACATTGATGAGTTAGCCAAAGATTTCCAACCACACGGTGTAGTTTACCTTGGTAAAGTAGCCAAATTCTATCCCACCAAACTACCTACGGTAGAACTCTACCATCCAGCCTACATACTACGGTTGGAATACAAGCTACAAACGTTACTACTTGAAGCCCAAAAGCTATCCAAGTTCATCAAGACTCTTAATGTTCCATCTACCCAAACCTGACAAACCTGCATGGGCTGGACCACTAGTAGGTGGACTAACTCAATCTATTATCAATCGTTACCTTGACTGTCCATTTCGCTTCTACTTATATGCGGTATTGGGCCTAGAAGATCCTGCCCCAGATAAAGCAAACCTCATGTGGGGTTCTATTTGTCACTACGGGTTAGAACAGATCATCAAGGATCCTCAACCAGTACGAGAATTCTCTAAAGAAAAGAAAGAGGAACTACTTGAGACCATAAAAGCACATACCAAAGAAAAGTACCCATCAGCTGATGCATCTTTTCCGTACTCATGCCACCAAATGGTCATGCTCTATGATGACAGTTACAAGATAGGTAACAAGTTTGAAACAGAGCAAGACTTTGAGATACCATACACCACACGTATAGGTAACACTGTTACATTACGTGGTAAAGTAGATGGTATCAGTGAACTTGATCTAGTCGAACATAAGTGCGTAGGGTTCAATGATCCTACTCAATCACGACTAGAAACACCCTTTGACTTACAAGCCTTGTTGTATTGTATGGTCAAGAACAGACGCCATGTTATCTACGATAAGATCAAGATACCTGATGTATCTAAAATCCTTCCCCCCAGAAGAACAGGAGAGACTATCTCGCATTGGGTAGAACGTTTCTACTTCAAGCATCACTACAAAGAATTCCCCATAGCCAACTATCGTTACATTTGGTTAGATCAATTCGATTTCTATCTGTCAGATGAAGATATTGAATTGTTTCAAAAGTTTCAACTTAATCCACTAATTGACACAATATGTCGTTACTGGGATAAAGTAACTCATCCTAACTTTGATCCAAACAATCCAGATCACTACGATGAGTTGTTCTGGATTAAACCCATTCGAACCTTTGATGCATCTCGTACTGAAAAGTACAAGTGCAATTATTACCAGTACCTCACGGGTGAGATGACATTAGAAATGTTACAACCAGCCCACTTCTATGCCGAGTTACCAGAGAAAAAACAATGACAGACAATAACTCAATCCAAGCCGTACCTCAACCTGGCCCCTTTGCAAAAGCAATCGTTGTTCCATCTTTAATCACACAAGACGAACGCACATTGATACGTTCTCGTCTTTCAGAAGAGTTAATCAACACCTTCGAAGGAGTAGCTGCCTGGTCCAAGCAAAACTTTGGTGATCAGAAAGGGATCAACCACATCGCACCGATGCTAGGTATTGGTGAAGAGTTTGGTGAACTCATGGAAGCCGTACTCGTATCGGAAGACGTATCAGAGATTAACGATGCGGTAGGTGACATAGGCATCTACACGATTGATATGTTATCACGTGCTGGTATTCCCCCAGAGATGGTATGGCCGTTTGAGGGCATCAAACACACACCTATCAAAATACCACCTGCTGTGTCACTTGGTAGGATGTTCCACTGTGTTCTCAAGTTCCATCAAGGAATCAGAGGGTACGAGAACGTTGATTTCTTCCATCGTAACCTCATGTTAGCCACCGTGCCTTTCCTTGAAGTACTGGAAGCTACTTACGGCCTCAGTACACACACCGTTGGTACTTGGAACCGTGTTGTCTCGAAACGCAATTGGGTAGCCAACCCAGGTGGTCAGTCTGCATCATGAGAGTAATACTCAGAGCATTTACCAAAGACGGCTATTATAAAGATATAGCTTGTATGACTGATAGGCAAGTTACTTTGATACATACAAAGCTCATCGACAACACTGACCTTAGTAGTGCTACTGGCCTAATAGGCCACGGAGTATCATTGGACCCTACAGCTTTTCCAGAAGTAATACGATTTGAAATCGTAATCCCACTAATCGACAAGTAACACTATGTTTGGCTTCAAAAGAGACAACACTACGTTTGTAGAAGTTACAGTACTGTGCCGTAATAAAGATCAGCAAGTAACTACTACAATTAAATACTCAGGCCCTGCTACCCTTCCCACAGGAGAGAATGCTATCGAATACATCTACTACCTTATAGGAAAAGAACTATGCGACGAGGAGTTGGAATCGGACTTTACGGAGGAGAAGGACTGGGAAAAACCTCTTGGGCAGTTCAATGGGCCTTACTAGGTTCCGTAAAGGTAATGTCACTTGGTGAAATAGGCTACTTAGACCTAGAACTAGGTGATGAAATCCCCCCAGGATGTAGAAATGTCCAGATCAACAACTTTGAAGAACTGGATAAAGAAACTGTTAATGCCACCGAAGACATACTCGTAATTGATAGTTTGATGGGTGTGCAGTCAGCCATCTTTGATTACGTTTGTCGTACTCAATTTGATAGTGATTGGAGTAAGTTTACTGACTACTGGAAAGGTCAAAGAATCTACTCTCCACCAGTATTTGAGAAGTGGTTATCACGTCTATCTGCCCATCTTGCAGCAGGTAGGCATGTAATCATCATTGGTCACATGCTCACTGATGTTTTACCTAACACACTTGGAGCTGATTACAAGTCTCACGTTATTGCTCTTGACGAGGGTGATAAAGGCGGGATGCGTTCCGTCTTCATGCGTTGGGCACCTAATGTGTTCTTCCTCAATATCAACATTGATATTCAACGTGTAACTGAGGAAGGTACTCGTGCCAATAAAGGCATGGTAATTGAAGGTAAAGCATACGACAGAGACCAACGAGTTCTTTACACTGTCAAGGCACCAGGCCATGCAGCCAAGAACAAGTTACAACTACCCCCAGTAATAAGCATGGGGGACTCTGCTAAGCAAGGTTTTGAAAACTTTATCAAAGCCTTACCAGAACACATCAGAAACAAGGTAGTATGATGGAAGGTGGTATATTACTACTTATCTTGATTATGTTATTTCTGATTGCAACAGATTTCTCAGATTAACCTACATCACATCAACCTGTCTCGCACAATTTAACCTAGTTTTAGTTTTAGTTCGTTAGAGTTCGTTTTAGTTAGTTTACAGTTTTGTTTCATCACAGTTTGAGAGAAAATATTATGGCTAAAGGTAAAGCAGCAGTTTCGTCCGATTTCAGCAAGTTCTATGGCAAGAACCAAGTAGCTATCGAGGAAGCCAAGAAAGCTGAAAACAGTATGTCATCTGGTCCATGCCCCGTAGGATGGAAAGGTCAGTGTGTACTTCTTGAAGCAGCTGCTGAAGTTGGTAAAGACAAGAAAGACAAGACAGGTAATGTTGTGGCAGGTAACCCACGGTTCCGATTCAAATTCGGTATCGTAGGTGATCCAACTTACCAAGGCAAGACGTTCCAGAAGTACTGGGTACTATTCCAGTCAGAGAAAGCCTCACCAATGGACCGTCTTGAGTGGTTCCTCAACGAATGTGAATCAATGGGTCTGCCACGTGAAGTACGTGTCAATCACACAAGCCCAGACGAAGTTCTCAATTGGTTCATGGAATCGGAGATGGTGTTCGAAGTTGCTTGTGAGTCTGACGACTATGCAACCGACAAGAAATCGATGCGTGTCACCGCCCCTCAACAAGCAGTAGACGGTACCACTTCGATGTTACCTTCTGACACCCCTGACAACTATGCTACTACTGCTACTAACTCCTCCCCAGGAGAAATTGCGGTAGGCAGTACCGTTAAGTTCCTCAACTCCAAGTGGACTGTAGCCGAACGTAACGGTGACAATCTCGTCATTGAAAAAGATGACAACGGCAAAGTCCGTACTCGGGATTGCAACATTGCAGCAGTTGAATTGATGTAGTCTGTCTGTCTTTCTACTAGTCACATTAGTAAGTGTATTAAGACCTGTTAGTGCAGGTCTTAGTTAGGCCCCAGCTACAGGTGGGTTAATACAGTAGCCAAAAACAGCTGTGTAGTCCCTATCTACATGGCTTTCAAGAGGGGAAGGAATTCGCTCCTTTCATCCTTCCCCTCTTGTTTTGTTTCTTTCCTCAATCAACTCAATAGTAATATGTTTGATTTTCTTTGGTTAGAGTTTCTACCATTTATACTAATAGCGTTTGGTATAGGTGTGTTAGTTACTATACTTTTCATTTCTCTTTATACGTATCTTGTATAATGGACCCGGCACAACAATGGCATATGATAAATTCAACCCCTCCAGTTCCGACACTGTACTATCTTGTAGTTGAATTAAACGCAAAAAGATCAACTATCTTTGATAGTAGATTTAATAAGTCTTTCCAAGTAAGTGGGGAAGGCAAACGACAGTTGCTTATAGCTTACCTACAAGAACAAGCTATCCCAGCAACAAGCATCATATCAATCCACGAAGTTCTTCTACCATCCAACCGTTCCCAAATAGTCTGCTACTACCACCTGGCTAATACAAACCCAGCTAACATCCTACCTACTAAGTACGACACACCCGCATTACCTAACCTACATACGTCATAGACACCTACAGTATCTAAAAGGAATCATTAATGGCAACTTTACCAGAACGAATTCAGACAGCACAATCTCTACAAGAAAAGAGACAACTGTTCTTTGATGATCTATTAGAATTTTATGTAGATCATCCAGAGAGAAGAGCAGTTGATGATAGAGGTAATTGTCTATATGATAATGGTAAAGGTTGTCATTGTGCCATTGGGAGATGGTTGATCTATGATGAAGATTTTCCATACGGTAAAGCGATATCTTACGTTACTCTAGCAGCACTTTACTCTCAATATATTCCTGAATGGCTATCTGATTTAGGAACTGATTTCTTAGAAGATATGCAAACAATCCATGATAGTTATTTGAGACCTATAAGGTTGCAGTACCTAGAAGATAACCTAAACAGGCTTAGGACTAGGTGGTGTCTAAGATAAACTCCACAACACCCGCATTACCTAACCTACATACCACTTAGAACTCCCCCAGAGAAACCATGATACTTGCAGTTGATACTGAAACCACTGGTACTGACTTCTTTCACGGTTGTAGACCGTTTATGATCACAGCTTGTGATGGACACACTAATTATCACTGGCAAGCCCCAGTCAATCCATACACACGTGAAGTGTATTGGGACTCAAGAGACCTTGAAGATGCCTGGGACTTAATAAGCAGTGCCAACAACGTCATATTTCATAACGCTAAGTTCGATATGATGGCTCTACAATACATAGGGTTACCTATGCATACTATGTGGCCAAAGATGGAAGATACGATCATTGCGGCTCACTGTATCAATGCAGCTCATGACACAAAAGAAAGTAGAGATGAAAAACGTAAGGTAGGTAGAAGCCTTGGGTTAAAACCATTAACCCTAGAATACTACGGATACCCAACAGACGATGAGACAGAACTAGAAGAAGCAGTTAAGCTAGCTAGACTTAATGCTCCCCCAGAATATAGGATAGCCCGCAAGGGTGATCCTCATTTCCCTGGGCAACGTAATCAAAAGTGGCATAAGATGGACTACTGGTTATGTCCAGAAGAATGCCTCAAGTATGCTTATGGTGACGTTGAACGAACCTACCTACTGTGGGCTGCATTTAAGTTCTCACTAGTCTATGACGGTTTGTGGACAGTGTATCAGCAACGTAAGAAGATGGTACGACACTGCTACAACATGATGGTTGAAGGTGAAGATTTTAATAAAGAAGCAGCACAACAATACATCCTTGAAATCAAGACAAAGAAAGAAGAGTTACGTCAAGAAGTCAAACGACTAACAAACACTCCTTGGAAACTGTCACTCAGTAAAGCTGACCACATTGCTTCTGTTCTTAAAGCTTCTACTAACATACCTACGAAACATTATTGGTACACAGATAACGGTAAGTTTGCTACTGACAAACACGCTTTAGATCACTACTACGAAATTACTAAACATCCTGCAATAGGTATGATTAAGGATTGGAAAGTAGAAGATGCTAGAGAACGTTACATCAACCAATATGTTAACTGGGTAGCAGATGATGATTGCATTCATGGGAGCATAAACCCTACAGGTACCAGAGAAACACGTCAGTCGTCAGATAGTCCAAACCAACAGAATCGTACAGCCGTCTTAGATAGGTTCTTTGTACCTAAGCGTGGCTGGATATGGATGGATGCTGACTTCGAGAATATCGAGATGCGTATCTGGGCCTACGCAGTTAACAATGCCGAGTTAGTACAGTTATTCAATGAGGGCAAGTCTTATCACATGCTTGTATTTGATATCTTATTCCCCCAGGAAGCAGGAGCATACCGAGGGGTGAAAGATAAGCTCAAATCTCAAATGTCACCTAGAGAACTTGAACTTGCCAAACTCTACAGAGACATTAAGGCTTTCAACTTCGGCATTATCTACGGAGCAACAGAAGGTAAAGCAGACGAAACAGTAGGTCGGAAAGGTTCTTACAATAAGTTAATCAGCAAGATTCCAGAGATTGAAGAATTCACAAGAAAGCTCACAGAACAGATTTACGTAAACTACGAAAAATTTAACATACCTTGCATTTACACACTGGGTGGTTACCGATTACCTGTCCCGTTAGATCAACCGTACAAAGCTAGTAACTACTATGTACAGGGATCAGCGGGTATAATCACAGCTAGAGCTATGGACAACATAGCCGAAGACGAAGATTACATTGCATCTGAATCTAAAATGTACAATCAAGTACATGACTCAATCAGAACAAAAATCAGAATATGCAATGAAACAGAATATCTGATAGACAGGTTCCAACGTCTAATGTGCAAAGCCGGTGAAGATTACATACCATCATGCGGTGTAACCTACAACATAATTACAAACCCTGAAGACTGCTGGCCTTTCTAATGACCCAAGAGAAACAATCAATATTTGAATTCCATACAGGTTTTACCCTGTATCACAGTGATGACAACTCCACTATGGACTGCCCTTTCTGTGGTGCTTCTGAAAAGTTTTACTTTAATAGAGAAAGCTTATGGGATTGCAAATCTCAACACTGCAAACGATCGGGTAACGCTTTTAGTTTCATTCGTCAGCTTTACGACCACTTTGATACAGGCCGCTTTGCTGCTGAACGTATATCGGAATTACGTGGAATACCGATAGACGTAATACAACGGGATGGTATCAAATGGAACAACCTAAACAACAGTTTCATCATACCAGCTTTCAAAGGGGGTAAGGTACACGCGTTATATAAGGCTTGCTCTACACAAGTCTTTGACACCCTAAAAGCAAAGTTTGTAGAGAAACTCATTGTCTACGCATCTCCTCTCAGTTCTGGTGTAGAACATGCACTTATGCACTGGGAAGAAGAAGTTAAAGACATAGTTTGGGTATGTGAAGGTTATTGGGACAAACTAGCAGCTATTTGCATAGCCTCTCAAAACCAAAACATAACAGTAACTTCCGCCCCAGGGAGTGGTGTGTGGAAGCCTAGTTGGTGTGAAATGGTTCATGGTAAACACCTTGTCTTTCTCTACGATAACGATGTAGCTGGACGTACTGGCTTTGAACGTATTATCTTAAAGGAAATTAGCAGATCACAGTACAAGCCATTATCTATCCAATACCTAGACTGGCCTACAACCATGCCAGAAGGGTACGATATAAATGCTTTGTACCTGGATGCGGGAGCTGATGCTTACGAGTACATTGAAAGTAGGCTTAAAGAATACCATCCCCCAGATAATATGGCAGTGGTAGTAAAAACTTCCATTGACACTATCGCACCTGACTTGTCATGTGATAGTTGGGATGAACTAGTACGTCGATTCAAACAAGTGTACTACGTCACACCTGATATGGAGATGTGTCTTGCAGCAATGCTATGTGCGTTGTACTCATTGCAGATTGACGGCGAACAACTGTGGTACAAAATCATTGGACCTCCTGGTTGTGGTAAAACTACTCTAATCAAAATCATCAGTGGTTGCTCTCTCACAGTTCTTCGTTCAATCATCACTGGTTTGTTCTCAGGTTGGAAAGACGATTCTGATGAAGATGCCTCACTTGCATCTACCATCACTAACAAATGTCTGTGTATCAAAGACTCTGACACATTGATTAAACAACCCAATGCCACCCAAATCTTTGCTGACTTCCGAGATTTCTATGATAAAGATAGCTCTACTCAATTCAAGAATCGCATTCAACATAATTATCGCAATGCTAGATCATCTATCATCCTGGCAGGTACCAACGTACTACGTCGATCTGACCATTCTTTCCTGGGAGAACGTTTTTTAGATTACGAATTACATGTTACTCCTGATGATGAAAAGGAAATCAAAAGGGCAGTAGCTCGTAATGCTATTATGAAAGCATTGAATCCAGATGCTCCACTAGTTGATTTAGTGATGCAAGCATCTTGTAAAGGGTTTGTAGAAGGTCACTTACTAAATAAGCGTATAGAAACTGCCCCCAGTGATAAAGACGTTGCCATGTGTGACGATCTAGCCACCCTGGTAGCTTATATGCGTACTGACGTTGACCGTGATCTAGGTGGTAAAGGTGATGTTACATTTAGTCCGGTTGTAGAAGTACCATCACGTTTGCTTGGTCAGCTACTCAAGGTAGCAATGATTATGCCTGTTGTTACAGGTGATAATCGTTACAAAGATGCTATTGTCAAGAAGTTTGCTACTGACGTTATTGATCCTACCAGCAACAGGTTTGCTGTATGTAAAGATCTTAGAGAAGGTTGGTTAACTAGAGACCAACTAGTTGAATCGACTGGTCTACCTAAACCGACAGTAACTCGTATCCTTGATGATCTACGTATCCTCAAGATAGCAGACACACGAGTTACCAATGTGGGTGTAGGTAAACGTAAATTAGAACTTACAATAAATCCTGGCATTCAGGAGAAAATGGATATACTTGGTGTCTAAATGGCTGCTGATGAGTATGACGAGTTCTACGACCCAACAATGGAACTCACCAAGGATGAATACGTCACGCTCACCAAAATTGAGCGTAACGAGATACGTCGTAAGAAACAAGTAGAGAGTAAATATGAAGTAGGTCTAGTACCTCCTTTAGAAGACGATGTTATAGCTCGTCGTAAAAGATATGAAACTGATTACGTTGCATTACACCAAGAAGTATTCAAACGTAGTACAGGTATCAAACCTTTTGGCCCAGCACAAATAACATCTCTTCATCAAACTCTACACATTCTTACACACCGAGGCAGAGCTGTTATTGCAGAACCCCGTGGGTTCGGTAAAACATCTCGTACTACCAACAACTGTCTTGCTGCAATCCTTCAAGGCAAGATACGTTATGGGGTGATCCTAGGTTCCTCAGTAACTAAAGCCAATGAAATCCTTGAATCTATCTTAACAGAGTTGATAGACAATGAGGAGTTATCACTACTTTATCCATCTGTAACACGTTGCTTTGAACGTGCTATGGATTCCATATTTGCTGCTAAGTACCAAACATACGGTGGAGAACCTACCAACATCCTAATCATGAAGGATCGTATACGATTCCCCCAGATAGAAGGGGAGCCGTGTAGCGGGTCTGTGATCCAAGTACGTCCTAAAGATAACGTACGAGGGTTGTTTACCAAAATACGATACGGTCCAGAATCGGGTAGGGTGTTACGACCTGACTTTGCATTTATGGATGATATTCAAACTGACGAGGAAGCAAAGTCTCCTACAGTTCCAGAGAAGATCATCCAGACAATTAAGAAGTCAGTACTATTTGCTGGTAGTCATAGTAAACGTATTTCAGCACTTATGTGTTGTACGCCTATTGCTCCCGGTGACGTAGCTACTCACTTCATTCTTAACGAACCATCTTGGGAAGTAACACTCTCTAAGATGGTCACTAAGATGCCTACCCGCTTAGATATGTGGCTAGGTGACTATCGTGACATACGGATGAACTTCAATCGTTTTATTCCTGGAGACAGTTTACGTGCTGCCTTAGAAGCAAAACAGTTCGTTATAGATAACTACGACGAATTACATGAAGGGTCAGAATGCTCATGGGAGTGGGCATTTGGTTGGGATGAAGACCCACAAACAGAAGTATCAGCACTACACCATGCAATGAACTTCTTGATTGAAGAAGGACCTGACTCTTTCGAATCAGAATGCCAATGTAACGTAGAAGCTAAGAATGAAGACGGAACTGACATAAAGGCTACGATTGAAGAAATCACTAGCCAAGTAAGTCGATTCCCTCGTTTCCAATGCCCCGTAGATTGTAAACACATCACTACTCACATAGACGTTAACAAAGGCATCCTTACATATGTTACTATGGCTTCCCCCCAGGTATTCAGGGGGTCCGTAGTGGACTACGGAACATGGCCTAAACAACCAGGTTCTATGTGGGAGAAAGGTAAACTGATAAATCCGTTAACCAAACAATATCCTGACATACCTGAATTGGATGCCAGATTATACATTGGGTTATCTGATTTGTTAGATCACTTAGTCAACCGAGAGTACACTCGTGAAGATGGTGCTAACCTAATTCATGGTCTAATCACTATTGATATGGGTTGGAAGATTGAAGAAGTACAACGAGCTATACGAGACCACACCCATAGGCACATCATGCACTGTGCTCGTGGTCAAGGGCTATCAGCTAAGGTACGTCAATTTGATGAGAAGAAGTACGGAGCAGATTGTATAGTGTATCATCACTGTGCCTTGCTTCCTACAATTGATCGTCAACTAATGGCACTCTACATGGACGTTAACTACTTCAAAACTATGGTACACAAAGGGTTCAAATCCCGTAAAGGTATCATCGGAAGTATCGAACTGTTCCACAACGATTACATGTCTAACCATGTACAGTTTGCTCGTCACCTGGTCTCTGAATCCCCTATGGAAGACAAAGACGATGCAAAAGGTCTCACAGTTATTGTTTGGTCCCCACCCAAAGGTGACAATGAGTACTTTGATAATATAGTAGGCTGTTGTGCTAACTTCATGAAACTAGGAGTTAAACTATCATCTAACGAACTCAAACAAAACACCACGTTCGATATGCAAGAATACATTAACGCCCAAAAGAAAGCAAAGAAGAAATGAAAGTTAAAATGGCTATCCTACAAACCACTGGCACAGCTGAGTTTGAAATAGATGCCAAAGACCTTAACGAAGCTCACGAGAAGCTACGTAAAGGAGAAGGCTTACTAGTCAAACGAACCATAGAAACATTCCTATACAACTTCGATACACTAGAAGAACTCCCCCAGGAAGAATCAGAAGACCAGGCTCACTAATGAAATCAAATCTACTACTTTTCTTAGTAGCTCTCGTTGAGTTTGTCATAGCACATATGTACGATTACCCTATGTGGACACAAGCCTTCATAGGTTTTATTGCCGGTTTTGCAATACCTTTCGAAATATGGTACTTTACTTCCAAGCCTACAGAAAGAAATAACGAATGAACAAAGAACAACACGACTGCCTAGTTGGTCCAGAAGTCAGAAATCTTATTCAAAAATGCACCTGCTACGGTACACGTCTTACATGGGACGAATACCAAACGTTAACTATTAACAACTACGAACGGATATCCTTGTATCCGTACATGGATAATGATTGTTTACTTAAGCTATGTACTCAACATTTTGTGCCTTACCTGTCTGTTGAATTTCCATCCACCTACAATGAAGTTGTTATGGCCGTACTATTCCCTTTAATCTTAGCTAGACTACAAGCTGAAACTCAAGGCAATAAGCAACTAGTACGTATGATCAACGACAACAAATCATTACAACGAAACAATGAACCAGCACCCAAAACCAACTAACATCCGTAAAGAAATCCTATCCTACCTCTTACTGCAACGTCACGCTACATTCCACAAAGGAATACAAGGCATCATCGTACCACCCAAGAAGAAGAAGAAAGATGACAAACCCACTAAGTAACATGACAGACGTACTAATCAATCAACTAACCAATCTAGAAAACGTATTGGTAAACAACCCTACCTTAGCAAGTGAAGATATACGCCTTATCTCTGAAACAGTTGGTGTACTAAAGCTGCTTATAGCCATAAATGAGGACTCAAAATGACCTTAAACAAAATCGACTCAACACTGATGATTTCACTAGCCGTAGTATGTTTACTATCACTTGTTGCCATTGGACCCATAACAGGAACTGCTGTGGCAGAAGTACAAGTACCTAACCCATCTAACCTATATATAGTCCACTCCCAGGGAATAAAGTGGGCAGGTATGAGGTTCGTCAAAGAAGCAAACGGTCGTGTGGTATTTACTAACACAGAAAATAAAGCCCTAGTCATTAACGGAGACTACTACTACTATGAACAATGATTCACCAGAAGCTAGACAACTTATCAACAGCTTCAAAACATGCATGGATCATCTTTATCCACCAAGAAAAGATACGCTTCCAGTACACAAACAACAACTACGTGATCTTGTACGTTGTTTTACGATGGGTTACATGGAAGCTCTCATGAATACAATCCAAGTACCGTACGTAAAAATATTAGTACCCTTTTACGAAGAAATGACAGATGACAATTGGCGACCAGGACAAGAGTGGCACTGGTGGTAAACCTACTCGTACCTACGTTCACGAAGACCTAATTGTAGAATGGAGACCCGAGTTATGCATACATTGTCAATTATGTATCACAGAACTCCCAATGGTTTTCAACCTAGATGCCCGCCCTTGGGTCAATCTCAAGGGTGCGTTCAAAGACCAAATCATTGAACAAGTAAAAGCCTGTCCAAGTCAAGCACTATCACTAGGAACAACAGAATGACTCGATTAGAATTGCTTGAAGAAGCCAGAAAGAACACAGTAACATCTCTTGACGTACTAAGAAAGACACTAGCTCCTTTTGAAAGAGCTATTAACAAACTTGAACTAGGTGAACGAGACCTAGCTCAAATGAATGCTACTCAACTATTGCATCTAGCCAAACTCATAGTCACAGCTTTTAAGGAAGAAGAATGAACAAACCTACAGAAGCTTCCCTATCTCAATCTATTGACAAACTAGCACAACGTAAAGCTGAAGAGTACCTTCGCAAGGTCTACGAAAGTGTCCAGAAAGCATTGAAAGATAGTTACCGACCAGCAGGTGATACTTACTTTGCTAAAAAGGATGTGATTGCTGTATTGGAACTCTACGTTAGCAATCTTAAAGCAAACAGCGACTGCTCCAGTCAAAAACCTTCACCCGAACTAATCAACGCATTCAGGGTATCTATCCTAGACAAACTACTCTCAGAACTACCCACTGTAACTCAACTCGCTAAATTACACGAAGAAGGAACAACAGAATGACTAAGTGGCAAAAACACTACCCCCTAACTGACCCTAACGCTTTCATCTGCCTAGTAGACTCAATGGGAGACGACTCGTCCATTGTACAAGCAGCACGTGTAAGTTACGGTAAGGATGAAAGGGAAGATAATCCATCATCTTACAAAGAAGCATTTAATCGTTCTGATGAAAAGATTAAACAGCTATTATTTCCGGATAGAGACCGTCAACTAATTCGCTATCTACTGAATCACTCTCATACCACTCCCTTTGAGATGGTAGAGATTAAGTTTATGGTACAAGTCCCAATGGATTGTTGGAGACAATGGGTACGTCATCGTACCGCCTCCATCAATGAGTACAGCACGCGTTATACAGAAGCTCTAGACTTCTTCCAAGTAACCTCCCCCCAGGAATGGAGGCTGCAAGCCACAGATAATAAGCAGGGAAGTAGTGGGTACTTGGAGGAATGGACTGACGAGCTGTGTCCTGGAGGGGGTATAGGTTCAATACCTCAGATAGGGTCAGAAGCGTGGGAGAAATTTAGTAATAGACATCCTACTCCAGGCGAATTCCTATCAACCGGAGAAGTATCGTTTCATAACTATGCTAAAGCCATGTACCAACAACGACTCAAGTTTGGTGTAGCCAAGGAACAAGCTCGTAAAGACTTACCTCTTAGCACCTACACCCGTGCTTATTGGAAGTGTGATTTACACAACATCTTCAACTTCCTACGGCTGCGTATGGATTGTCATGCTCAGTTAGAGATTCGTAAATTTGCTAACTGCATGTTTGAGATTGTCAAAGAAATCTGCCCAGTAGCTTGCGAAGCATTCGAAGACTACGTTTTACATGCTAAGAAGTTTAGCAGAATGGAAATGGAATGTATTAAGAGAATTGTCGAAGAATCTCTCGGAGAGTATCAAAGGCCAGGAAAAGAAGCTTCTATCAACGACTTTGCCTCTAAACCCGCATCTATGACAGACCGTGAATGGAAGGACTTCTTGGGTAAACTACAATGAAAGTAGGACGTAACTACATCTCCCAACAAGAAACCTACTTACGACTCAAGAAACGCCATGAACTTAGAGTCTGTAAGAGGCAAGACAACATACGTACGAACATCTGTCAACCTATCAAACAAAGACCCGGTGTACATGAAGACCTATCAGAAGCCTTACAACTAATCCATACATTACTTAATCCTTCCCCAGAGAAATGAGAACTATCTCAATGGAGTTACGCAATCGTGCTACCAGTACCAATGTACAAAACCCTACCACGTAGGCCAAATGATGCTGTATTACACCCCTCCTTAGGCATTAAACGAGTTGAAGCAGTAACTCCTGGTAACCGGGTAGTCATAGACTGTTACTACACGAGCAATAGTATAGAACCTTTCCCAGAAGAATGGCCAAAGGTAGGAGTGTACATCAAACAAAGTATTTTAGCTCAAGTGTTCCTACTTAAAAATGAGTATGAATTCATACCTGACGATCCAGTAGACAAACTTCCTTCACACATCAAAAACACAAAAGATTGGAACAGAGATGACTACCAATAAGATAGTATCAAAAGAAGATAGTAAACGTCTCGTTGACACTCTGACGTATTTCCTTGAAAACATGGAACTAATTGAAGCTATTTCAAAGAAGTACTGTGTCGACGATATGCGATTCCAAGATGTACCTTTCGAAGATCCAACAGATCTAGAAACCTGCATGAAACTACTCAATAGAATGGAAGAGATAATTGCCAACTAAACCACCCCACACCGGTACGTTCTCCCACACGATGTACGATAGTGATACGGATACGTTGTTCTTTTACGTTAATGGCGTAACTGTTCAAAACCTTGGTAAAGGTGAAGAAACCACCACAGAAGAAGCTTGTCTATGGCTTGATCCTGGCGAGATTCCTAAGATGATTGAACATCTACAAACTTCCTATAAGGAGTATCTAGAATATGGACCCAGATGCAACCCTGAAACAGATAGCTAAATCTACTACTCACAAAGAAGCCGATGATCTATGCCAAACCCTCCAAAACTGGATACTTAATGGAGGTTATCACCCTGATTGGAGAAAGTCACCATCAGGCAAGTACCGTTACCTACGTTTCATACGAGAAGGCACCACACATGGCCTATCATCCGTCCCCAGATAAACAGAGGTGGGTATGATCCCAACACCATTTAATAAGTATATGGAAAATCACCCAAACGACCCAACAAAAGCACCGGCGACTAAACCCGCAACAGCAGAAAGTATATGGGAAGGACCAGCAAATCCAGCACCAGAAGTACCCAAATCAGAGATACTAGCACCAGGGGTAGATCAGGTACCGTTCGAAGGTATCGAAGCTATTGGTGCCATCTTTGCAGAAGGTGAAATTAAGTACGGTAGAGGTAACTGGAAGAAACAACCAGACAATGACGAGTACAATAGAGAACGTTGTCGTCATGCTATCCGTCACCTTATGCTTTGGGCAAACGGTGATCGTTCTGAAAACCACATAGCCAAGGTAGCTTGGTTTTGTGTTACTACCATTTGGCGTGAGAAGAATGCATCATCCTGAGTTATGGTTCCTACTAATCTGGACACTAGGTTGGTATCTCTTTTCAAAAGGTAAGTAATGAAATCTTGGGAACAATACAAAGAACAACTAGTACATGACCCTACTAAAGGAGATCGTACATATCAACAACTCATACACCCTACAGGTTCCACCCCAGAATATGAGACGTCAGGGTTGGAGCAAATACGAATACTTACTGAGTTAATCCCCAACATACACTCACTCAAAGTGCTTGAGTACGGTTGTGGTGATGCTCGTATTATTCGTCATGCTACAAACTTCTACGGGGTTGATTTACTCAAAGAGTTTGTAGAGAAAGCACGTGAACATAATCAAAACTGTTACACGTTACCTGACTTGCCTGAGACAAACTTTGACATTGTATTTGCTTGGGCTGTATTCATTCACTTGGGTGATTCAGCTACCAACGTGGCTCTCAAATACATCTACGATCGGTTATCACCAGGTGGTATGGCTTATCTACAAATCCCTGTGTATGAAGTCCATAAAGTACCTAAAGACTTTATGGATGTACGAACATGGTCAGAAGCAACTTACATCCGATTACTAGATCGAATAGGATTTGAAGACGTAGAAACACATGTATGTAAGGGGGCATTTGATTACACAAACATAAGCCCTTCACACAACCTACTTCAAGTACTTAAGAAACCATCCCTCCCAGAAACACAGGATGATCCCTTGGTACAAGGTATGTTATCTCAAATTGATATGTCAAACTGGGCTAAGTAGCCCTATCAACCCCTGATACATAGTCGCTTGACTTTCGCCTAGCTCGCTGGTATAATTTACTAGCGGGCTATTTTCGTTTTGCGATCAAGTATCAGGTATTGATACATAAAGGTGCATTTATGACACTGCAGAAACAAACACAAATTGCTACCATTGCCAATACTGGTACAGTTAGCGGTGCTGTAACTGTACCTTCTGGTTACAAACTAGCTGGACTTATTACTCCAGCAGCTTTAACTGGTACAGCTTTCACATTCAATGCAAGTGTTGATCTAACTAACTTCTTTCCACTCTACAATGGAGGAACTCAACTATCAATAACCGTAAGTACTAGTAGGTACGTAGCTTTAGACACCGAACTAACCAAAGGCATCAATGCCGTCCAAGTTGTCAGTGGCTCCGCTGAAGGTGCCGCTAGAAGTATTACTCTTATATTTGTACGAGAATGACAGATACACCCATTGCCAGCACTGAATACAATTTCGAACCTCGCATCCCTTTCGATCACCTTGGTCATCTAGTAGCAGCTTATAAAGCTGGTTCTTTGTTGACCAACAAAGGTGAATCACTAATGTGTTGTGGATCGATTCTAGGTGAGATTGGATCTCTCGTAACCACCTTTGAATCTCCCACACCTATTGGTGCAAGTAACCTAACCACAATGGACATGAATGAACTTGTCCAAGAGTTAGAAGAAACCCTTGAATCCTACAAGGAAGAACGAGCTAACATTAGCCCGTACGTAATCGCCTTGATCGTCAAATTCATTGAACTCGCTTTAGAGCAACTGAAGAAATGAGAAACTTCCTTTCCTTAATGCTACTCCTGATCCCAGGGGTAGCATGTGGCCAAATAATGGTAGATGCCGAATACGGCCAATACCAACCAGTTGAATATCGTCTGAATGCTACAGACAATGCACAAGCTCTCTGGGAAGTAAAACCATTAGATGGTCAAAAGGAATTTACTTCTAAAGAATACAGCAATGATTTGTATGCCTTTTGGGGTGAACCAGGACGTTACGCATTAGAAGCTACAGTAGTTATTGTAGACTTCGAAGCAAAGACATTTCAGATAAAGAAACATGAGGCTATCTTTAAGATCAATGGTCCTACTACTCCCCCAGGGCCAGTGCCTCCCGTACCCCCTACTCCACCAGTACCACCGGGTCCACCAGTACCACCGGGTCCAGTTCCACCAACTCCTCCATCACCTACCGTACCTACAGACTCGTTTAACAACCTAGGTCAACGGTTAGATGCTCTTTGTGATTCATCTGGATTACAAGCTGATCTACGTAGTAGGGTAGCAGAGGTTTATCAAACTGCAAGTGATAGAATGACCCAATCTGGTCAATTCTTTACCATAAATGAAGTGCGGTTATGGATCGAGACCGAATTAAAACAGCTCGGTCTTGATTCATCGTGGCAGCCAACAGTTGATTTGATCCAAGTGGATGCGAGAGCACGAGGATCTATGTCCTGGGAAGCTGCCTACATGTGGTACCGGGCAGTAGCAACAGGTTATAGAGGTAAGGTGGCAGCCTCTGTAACACCAACACTGTCTGCTACTGCTCCGGTACAACGTGTAATTACCCCATCAACTTTGTGCCCTAACGGCACATGTCCTCCACAAGTACGGGTACTATACAATGTTAGATAATGCTCCCCCAGGAAAAATGGGATGGGGTGAGGATACTGACACAGATGAAAGCAGGTTGGTAAGAGAACAACGAGCTTTCGAAGCGTTAAGTAATGCTTACCCTGATCGAATCAACACAGCAACAGAACCTGACTACAATGAAAACCATTTCAACATAGTCAAGAAGCTGATGCAAGAAGACGGTATTGATAATGGCTTCTCTGCTAACCACGTAGAGAAAGCCGTATTTGATAACTACCTACTTTGGTTAGAACAACTGATTGGTAGCTGTGTGGGTTCTGGTGGTGGTCGAGTAGTCACCCAAAGAACCTTGATAGAAGTGTTTCTTCTAAATGAACCAGAAGAAATCCTTGGTACCAAGCTAATTGGTACTAACAATGTTTGTCCTTTCATTCCCTTCTCTTACAGAGCAGGAAGAAAGATAGGTGGCATTAACAGAGGCGATGGTTCATTCTGTGGTGCTCACATTGAAGGGTTAATGAAATATGGTAGCTTACCATGTTCCACCCCAGGAATCGTATCGGATGCATTCCCTGAACCACAGAACACTAGCACGTATCGAAACATGGGTAATAGTGATGAACTATTAACCAAGTTCGGTCCAGAAGCTAAAGTGTTCTTAATGGAAGACACCATCAAAATTACTGATGGTGATCAAGGTAAGGATGCTCTTACCAAGTTCTTCCAACCTGCTATGATTTGTAGTAACTGGGCTTTCGAGCCAGACTACAAACATGCTTCTTGGAAGTTTGCTGATGGTACACCTGTTTACATTTACAAACGTAACACACGTACCAGTTGGGCACACAACATGTCAATCGTGGCAGTTGTAGAAGCCTACGGTAAGTGGTGGGTGTTTGTTAAAAACAGTTGGGGCATGAAAGCTCATAAGAGCGGTGACTTCTTTGTTATCCCGTTTGATCTGTATGGTTCATGGTGCCGAGTAGCTGAGCAATCATCTATTGGTAACCTACGTCTCCGACCAAGTGGTTTATTAGTATAATGAAACGATTCTTTTTAGCACTAGCATTCCTACTAGTGCTTTTGTGTTATGTACCTACAACCCAAGCTCAAGGGTTGTGGTCACATCCAGACACTATCTGGAACCATCTAAGCCAAAGCCACGGTGGAGTACCTCCCGGTATGTCCGAATACGAATTGGAAGTTTATTATAGTCAGCTACACGTAGCTGAACGTAATAAACAAGCACAATACACACGAACAACCCGTACGAAGGTTACAGCACGTGCTCGTATTGCACCTCGTCGTTGGTTTAGAAAGCAGTAACATACTCTAACACCTCCCCCAGGAAATAGAGAATGACGAAGGCACGTAGTTGGGAACCAACTATCACTATGGTATTTATAGGCTTAGTCTCAACAGGGCTAAGCCTTATTGGGCAAGCTGCTCACGAGGTAAATACAGGAATGGGAGACATTGGCCAAATAGTGGCTAACCTAGGTGTGGTAGGTACATTGGTTTGGTACCTATACCACAATACAACAAAGACCATACCAGATTTGAATGACAGCCATAACAAAGCTGTTGAAAAGCTTGTTGAAATACATGCTGAGAACAATGAAAAGATAGCTACGAACTTCACTAAAACATTAGATGAAGAACGTATCACAAGGGCGAAAGAACTGGATTCATTAAAACAATGGATTCGTTCTGAAGCAAGTTGCCAATACCATCACACTAAAGAACAACCATGAATCGTATCAAAGGCAGAATTGCCGTAGCAATAACAACAGCAACTACTTCAAGTTCCGTAACCTTTGTTAGTGGGGCATGGTTTCTACTTGAAGTACCTGATGCTGACAAAGCAAAAGCAGTAACCATCCAAGGGCTATCTTCTGTCTCCCCAGGAACATGGCTGGACGTAGTAACGTTGGAAGATGTTACTAATCGAATGAAACCTCTAACACCTACAGAACTAGCAGCAGTAGGTTGCTTAGATCAAATTCGTTTGAAGTTTGCTTCTGCTCCGGCAGCAGCTGGTTATGCTTACCTTCATTGGAGTTCCTAATGTTCGGTGCAACTTTAACACCAGCTGACGGTGTGTCAGCGGCTACGCCAGAACTGCCATTGCTTGACACTTACGCCGGTGCGGTTCGTGCTTACTCTCTCCGATTACTGCGAACCGAATACACTGGTCCGTGCATGCGGATTAGACGCAGCTCAGATAATGCAGAGCAGGACATTGATTTTGTTAATGGTGCTTTTGATACAGCGGCAATTGCGACATTCTGCGGGGCTGGAAGTGGGTTTGTAAAAACATGGTATGACCAGACAGCATCGGCAACCAATTACTCACAAACAACCGGAGCTTCGCAGCCAATAATTTACAGTTCTGGATCGCAACTTGACGCGATAACGTTTACGGATGCAAGCGGTGCGGCTGCGGTCCCGGTAATGACATCATCGGCATGGCATACAGCCGCCCAAACTTGGCTTGCGGTCACGAGTGTTTACAAAGTTACGAATGCGCTTTACATGCCAGTAATTGAGGGGGTATTTTCACAATTGCATTCCAGTTCGGCCGGGAGAAAAACAAGAATAGCAGCCACTAGGACTTCTGGACTAACTCCAGCAGACGGATTCGATGCCAACACAGGATGGAATCAGCGAACATCATATTATGACCGTACGGCACTGTGTGACAGACTCAACGGTCTTTCTAACATTGCAGTGCCTCTAGCTACTCCAGCAGACTTTTCGGCACCATCGACTTACCGACTCGGTAACAGTTCCACCAATAGTATTACAGGGGTGATTGAAGTTGGTGAGGTAATTTGCTGGACCACCGACATTGAGTCTGACTTAATAGCAATTGAGACAAATCAAATGGAATCCGTAGGCATTACACCACCAAGCTTCAGTGAATTTGCAGAGGGGCTGACACTCGGAGATTCTACGGTCGCTGCATATCTTGGTTATACTGAAATTGCGGATTTAGTTTACACTCCTGCCGAAGCACTGACGCGACGCGGGATTGATACTGTTGCATATCCAGGCGACACGATTGCACAGCAGAAAACGAAATTCCTCGCATACCGCTACTCAACGAATCTATCGTGGGTCATTGTCCAGATTGGGCTAAATGACATGAGCCCAGCGGTGGCAACCGCTACCACAATCGCCGCTTATCAGGATCTAATTAATACGATACGAGCAGCCGTTCCGTCCACGTGCAAAGTCATTGGTTCGACAATGGTGCCTGCATACGAGAGATGGGTGGTTATTTACGGCGGTAGCGAAGCTGCGGCACAGGCTAAGTGGGTCGCAGTGAATGAGGCTGTCACTGGCGGCGGCGGTAGTCCGATAACAGGATTGGACGGCACTGTAAGTAGCCACACTACAGCACTTGCCAAAGATGTTTCGGGTAATGCTGCTCTCGCTGACGCATACGATCACGGCGATCACATCCACGAAAACGATGCAGGACGTGAAATCATTGCAGCGGCTTGGCGAGTTGAATTGGAATCACTTGGTCTGATTTAGAAACACTAAGCCCCTTCGATCCAATCCCACTTAACACTTGATAAGTTTTTTAGAGCAGCAATATGTCCGCATCGGTAGTCACTTGCAATTTCAGTTACCCATCTGGATCTACAATAGCCGCAAAGCTATTTGAAGTAGACAACATTGATGCCGGTGAAGTGAAAATCGCAGCAGAAGTAGTTGAGTACCTTGATGGCCAAGGTCATCCAACAGGCAGGTATTATGCTACATTTCAGGAAGTTGCAGCTAATGACTATCAAATGATCATCTACGTATCAAACGTAGGTGTTAAATCCGATATGTTCTACACAATAACGAATGATAGCACTCACGTTTATCCCTGGAATGAGTGGAAACCTCTAGTACAAAGTAACATCTCCTCCCCAGGAAGTGGGATGCACCTAGTAACATTTACAATCAAGCAAGCCAATGGAACATTAATTGCAGATTGTGATGTAAATATTACTACTAGTTCTGCTGGACCAAATACCGGATACATCGCTACCAACCGTAGCAATGCTAATGGCGTAGTTAATTTCTACCTAGATGCTGGCACCTACTACGGTTGGAAACAAAAGGCCGGCATTACGTTCTCTACAAATCCCTTTCAATTCTCAGTAGATGACACTGGAGCAGTAGAAATACTATGACAGACATAGTTGATGGTACAACCTCCGAAGAAACTACCGTTCAAGCAGCCATCGTTGCATTAGCTGCTACATCCGATCTAATCGGTCCTCGTCGAGTAAAAACAAAGGATATGGAAATAGAAAACCATCCTCTCGACAAGTTACAAGCCTTTCAAGAACGGAATAGCCCTAAGCCAGTAGGTTTAGGTCAAATAAGGTACGATAGAGTTAAACCAAAGGGAGGATGCTGTGGGTAGAATTAAAGCCTTATGGCATCGTATAACAGGTTCCCCCCAGAAAATAAGGAACTCCAGTTCGTTGAATCCGTACGAAGATTCATACGAAGATCCCTTTTCTGTACCACGCAATAGATACAAAACAGCTATTCGTGACTACGGATTTAGAGAATCACTTCGAGTTCGATCAGAACAAGAAGATGATATCAATAGTTATTACACAAATATTCTGAACACAGTATCAGAAGCGTGTGTGGGTACTACTCCAATGATCTTGGGAGCATACCCTATTGAACCTGTAAACGATGCTGTTGAAGATCGTTGGTTGGAATGGTGTATTGTACAAGGTATTGGAGCAGCTTTCCGTGAGTGTAGACGAGATGCTGCAAAGTATGGTATTGGCATTATGGTACCTTATCTAAGACAGGACGTTGATTATGCAATCAAACTGTCTTACAAAAACATACCTCCTACAGACCTACAAAGTCCAGTTCTCGATGTTGACCCTGATCTAGATATTCAAAATGGGGTTGAATTCAATGAAAATGGCGATATTGTTGCAATCTATGTCTGTGAGAAAGACCCACTCAAACCAACGAGGTATACGGTACCGGACCAAGCAATCGTATGGCACAAAAAGAAAAATCTACTTGTACCAGAATGCGGTCCAGCTTTTTGTTTGTTCCCATCGATACGTAGGTACATGAATGCTATCGTACGTGGAGAAGAGTACAGACAATCCATTGCCTTAGCAGTGTCTCTAGACCCCCTGGTATACAAGCCAGAAGATGCTACAGTTATACCTAACGGATCATTTGAATATGAACCAGGTATGGTACCTACACTACCCCCAGGAACAAAGTTGGAGGGCATAAACGTACAACCTCAAGCAAATGAACGTAACAAGTATATTGAACTTGTTATTGGAGCTGCTGCTCGTTGTAAGAATATGCCTAAAAACATAGCTCTGGGAGACTCAAGCAATCACAACATGGCTTCTGCACAAATCGATATAGAGCCATGGAAAAACACAGTAGAGATAGACAGGTTTGACTTTGAACCTGTACCTAGACAAGTGTTTAAGAAATGGTATGAATACGTAGTATTAGTTGAAGGTTATTTACCACAATCTGCAAGAGTTGCTCAAGGTAAATTCACTTACAACTTCAACTACCGTAGATTGTACAGTCACCCTGATCCAAACAAGAAAGCCAGTGCAAGGCTTACGGACTTGATTTCAGGATCAACAACCTTGTATCAAATCCACACCGAAGAGGGTAACAATCCTCGAAGAGTTTTGGATAGAGAAGCAAGGCTTATGGGTATCTCACGAGAAGAGCTAAACAAGATGTATCTTGGGGCTAGATCGTTTGATACATTACAAGCTCTTAAACTCTTACCTCAAGATACCAATGAGCCGGAAACGACACGTAAAGAATAACCGAAGAGTTCTGGAAAAGGAGATTGATAGGTTATTCAATAACAACCCTCCCCCAGAAAACCTAGACATCAATGACCCTAGTAAGACCAACTACTTAGTTTACAACGATTGTGGACCGGTAGATGTGCTTAATAACGAACCTGATGCTCTAGTAACTGTAGCTTTCACAGGCTATAGTGGAGCTGCTGTAAACTTGGCTGATTACGGCTTTGATGCTCCTGTAGTGTATGATACTGCTGGTATTCGTATGAATAATACGATCCCCCTAATGTACCGTCACTACGAAGAGATAGGTCACACCATCGAAAACAAAGTTGAAGCTGGTGTCCTGAGTGGTAAAGGTGTGTTAAGTATTCCCAATGCTAAGTCGAAAGAAGTAGCAGCAGGAATGAAGAACAAATTCCCTTACCAAGCCAGTATGGGCCTAATGCCCGATCGTAAAGCAATTGACTTCTACTCGAAAGGCAGCATTAAAGTTAATAACCAATCCTTTAACGCACCCATCTACGTTGTACGTAACAGTGAACTTCGAGAGATGACAGTTGCACCTTTTGGCCGTGATAGTAAAACTTCCTTCACCTTTGTCAACGAGACAGACCTTATGACAATCAAAAACAGTCCTCCGAGTATCCCTCCGATCCTCAACAATGAACCAGCAACTCCGGTAGCACCTACTACCCCAGTTGCTCCGGTTACTCCCCCTGTACCTGCTCCTGTAACTCCGGTACAGAACACTCCGGTAGAACCAGTAGCACCAGTTGCTCCTGTAGCTCCTATCCAAAATGCACCTGTAGCTCCTCCTGTAGTAGCTCCAGTAACACCTGCTCCACAAGCAAGTCTTCAAGACTTCTTTCGAGCACAACGGTTGTGCAATGCAAACCCTGACTACGTTAATACCATTGAACTTGGTATCAACAACGGTTGGACAGATGAGCAGATCAACAATGCTATCAAACTGGATAAGTTTGAGAAAGGACTCCCTTCCCCAGGAAGACCAGGGAAGAACAACGATCCTCAACAGCATTCTTTGTTCGAAGCTCGGGTTATGAACTCGTATGGCGTAAAGATCGAAAAGATCGAACAACTGTACGGCAAGCAAATTGCAGACAAAGTTGACAGCATGACCGAGTTGTCGGTTGTAGAACAACTTGTCTACTGCTCACGTCAAGCTGGTGGTGATTACACTGGACACAGTGATATCGACCTGATGGTTGACTACTACCGTAACAGTGGTTACAGTGGTATCGACTTGCCCAACTTGTTACGACGTACTGCTGACACTTTGTTGGAAGAGCGTTGGAAGCTTAATCCCCCTTTTGCAACTCAACATTGCAAGGAAGAAAGCAACAAGGACTTCCGCAAAACCGAACGTCGACGCATTGTCGGTGGTGGTATGTGGGGTGAGATTGAGGACGATGGGAAGCTTACCCATTACAAACCCGGTAAGGACAAGAAATACACGTCAAATCTAACGACCGTCGGTGCTATCTTCACAATGACTCGTGAAGAAGTTACCAATGACGATCAAAATGCTTTGCGTGATTTGATGGATGCAATGGTTGAGTCGGCATTCCTTGTGCCTGATATTCAACTTGGTAAGTTGATGTTCAAAGCAGCAGCTGCTAGTACCTTCTGGGTCAATGCTGACAACAGCTTTACCAGTACCGCTTTAACTCGTGCTAATCTGATCACACTGTTCCAAGCAGTGCGTCAGTACAATGAAGGACGAGAAAACATTGACTGGAATACCCTGGTCAATGACAAGTGGAAACTGATTCACTCAGTATCCTCAGAAGATGAAGTATTTGAGATTCTCCAAAGCCGTATTGTCAGTAACACTACTGCTAATACCATCCAAGGAGAACAAAACTACTTGGCAGGTAAGCTAACCCCACACGTCTTTGCTCAAATGGCAAATACAGGTGTGTTCGGTTCAAGCACGTTTGTTTCTTCCGGTACTTACTTCCTATGGCCAACCAGTGCCAAGTTTGCACCGTACAGCATCAACTACCTTCGAGGACGTAAGCGTCCAGTAATTGAAGCAATCGATCTTCCCGGTGATATGTTGGGTCGTGGTTTGCGTGGTTATTGGGACGTTAAGGTCAACGAACGAGAACGTACCACAGTTGTCCGTGCTAACGGCTAATTTGTAGTACCGTCCAAACCTTCATCTTTCACTTAAATAAGAAACAGACAATATGGGATACGCAACACCAAATCGAGTAGCTGATCCAGTACAACTGGAACAGTTCAAAGATCCAGGCATTCTCCGTCAAGTAGGCGGGCTATTGATGCCTTACTTCAATGAAAGTACCACTGACACCATCCTTATGGGTGAGCCTTTGGTATTCGGTGGCAGAGTGTGGGTAGCTATGAAACCCATCCTCCCCCAGACATACGGGACGGTAGTAGCCGACTTTGTTGGTGAGTTCCTACTAGATACTGCTCACACTGGTGATATTAACCAAGGTGACGTAATCTATTGGGACACCGACGTTAACGTAGTAACTTACTACGGAGAAACTACCGTACTAGCTGGTATCGGTGGAGCAAGTGGCACTTTGCCAGATAACGGGTTTATCTTGGGTTATGCCCTTGGTAACAAACAAATGGATTTGGGAGTAGATGGATCATCTGATCTTCTGGCTGCCCAAACTGGTAGCAAAACTGTAACTGTGGTATCCCTAGCCGGAAACACCACTAGCTACACTGCGTAATCAACTCCGGCTAGGAGCTGAGTGGGCACAAAAACAAAGACACGCTCACTATACTGAAGAGATTAGTATAGGGGGCGTGTCTCTTTTGGCTACTACTCCAGCCACAGACACAGAAGTAGAACGTAATGGTGTTAAGCTATTAACTAAGTTCAGTCAGTTTATAGTTCGTAGTGAAGACCTTGTACGTCTCAGCATTACCATAGCTCGTGGTATAGCTGTTGTGTGGGGAACTAAAACATACGAAATAACAAACGAAGCTGGACATACCCACTATTACAATGATCCTTTCGAACTTGACGTTGTAATAATGACGGTGAAAAGATGAGTCTGATAACACGTACCAACGAAATATACACACTACTTGCTGCTCTTTCCTCTAGTGATCGTATGACTTTAACAGTCTATCGTAAACTAGATCCTCTAGCAGAAATGGAAGATGGAGTAGAAGGTATCTTTGTTGTGCCTATCGTTAATGACTACAATCTAGACACCTCTAACAAACGTGGTAATGTTAAGCAGCTTACATCCTCCCCCAGAATAGCTGTGGTGGTGGCTAGGCCCTTTGCAGCTAGAGATTCATCTGGTTTAGATGTGTCTTCGTGGGAAGAAGTAGAAAACGTTCTCAATCTGAGAGAAAGATTAGACCTGACCGTCATTCGTGGCGTTACAGATCTAATGTCAGTTGAAGCAGACGCTCCAACAGAAACCATGTTCGATAAGCGATGGTTCATGTCAATAACGGAGTTCTATTTCGATGCGGTATCCTGCTAAGTTTCTATTCTACTTTAACAAGTTAGGTAAGAAAGTTAAGGTAGGTATCAATCGAGGGTTATATCGTGTGTCCGGTTTAATTAGGACCACTGAACGTAGAACGATACGTGTTAGACCTAAAGCATCAAAAGCTCCTGCACCACCCCATGCTCACACACAGGGTGGTTTACGAGTTATCGAATTTCATGTAACTGGTAACAGATCAATCATTGGACCCAAGAAGTTTGCTTCTTCCAATTATTTTAATGAACCAGTGACTCATATACACGAATTTGGTGGTACGTACATTACCCGCAAAGGTAAGTTAGCTCATTACCCCCAGAGAAGCTACGCAGCAACTACTTTGGCTCGACTACAACGACAAGGAAAGATACCCAAACAATTTGCAGTTTCAATAACTGAGGTGCTTTAATGACGCAATCTGCCAATCTTACACAATGTGATAAGAAGGGTAGTGAGGTTAGCCTTTACCTAAGTACGGGTACATGTGCTACTCCTGTCTGGATTTACCACAAAGGGGTTGTAGGAGACTTAAACTACTCCGAGACCGAAAACGAGAACGAACAAAGCAACCGTGATCCGGCTCAGCTAGTTCGACAATACACCGAAGACAAGATTGATGTTGAAATCTCCGGTGAACAAGTAGTTGATCAAGACTACGAAGGTTGTGCTTTTATCAACTCAATGCGATCCGGATCACCTCCTCGTGATGTTTGCATCCTTACCGGTTATATGTCAGAAGTTGGCAACACTGGTTGGAGAGGTCACTTCCGTAACTTTGATCGATCAGTGTCTGGTCCCGAATCTGGGCCACAACGTCAAACATTCCGGCTTAAACCTGCAGCGTGTGTGTTAGTAGCCTGTAAAGTACGGCCTGTAGAAGTCGCTACAGCAGATGCTATTATTGACTATGACCCAGGTGATTTCGAACCTACAGCCTAATCCTCCCCCAGAGACAAAAGAGCCATGGCACGTAAAGTAAATGAAGAAATGTCCGATGTACAACGTCGTGACGAACTGATTATGGGACTATCTGCTACTGGTGCAGAATCTGTATTTGTAAACATCAGCCATCTAGCACAAGCTACCAACATGGTTGTTGCAGAAGAACTTGCTGAATCTTTAGTGCAAACTAACGAAGCAGTTCGACCTAACCTCTCTGCTCGAAGTACTCTACGACCCAAAGTACAACGAAGTGGTATGTGTCAAGTAGATCGGGTTGCTACTCTTGAGGCTTGCCTCAAGGCTAAACAAGATTCTAACAAGAAAGCTATTGATGCAAAGCTTCCAGTTCCAAAAACGTAATTACAACATCAAACTCGGTGTACTAGAGGCAATGGAAACACTTCCACAAATGGGAGTGCATCCATTAAGCCTAGTATCCGATATGACAAAGACGAACGACACATTGCTAACAGTGATGTTAGATGATGAGAAAGCCGTTCAACTTATGTTTCACTACCTCAAAAAAGATAGTGAAATTCCTTGGGAGAAATTCCTGGAACAAGTAGAAATGTCAGAGATCCAAGCCTTTAAGGAATCTTTCTGGCATGAACTGCTAAATTTTTCAGGCCCGTTGAAGAAGGAAGCTCTAATTCAGTTCAAAGCGGAACTAAAGAAGGAATTAGCGAATCCGAATTTAGGCAAATCACTCTCAGGGTCGCTTCAAGAGGAATCAGAATCGACGACCTTACCCTCGGAGAGCTGATCTATATCGAGAGGCAAGCTTCAGAAAGAGATCAAGTATTACAAGCCTGTGCTGCACAGAATGAGAAACTTCTCCCCCAGAGACACAAGGGTACAGGTGGATCAGCAGCCAGGCTTAAAGCCTCTACCTCTAGATATTTTTCTTCAACGGTGAAAACATGACACGTGGGCAAACACTGGCCGGCAAGGCAGTAATCTTAGTAGAAGCAGTTGACTTGGTTGACAAGTCACTGCGAACCGTAGAAAACAAGTTCAAGAAGTTCGGTAACACTTTGGGCCAACTTGGCCGTACGACTTTTGGAGCTGGGTTCTTTGGTTCATTTGCTAGTATTGGCATGTTGGCCAGGTTTGCTAAGTTTGATGATTTACTCTTAGAACTAAGAGTAAAGATGGGTTTGTTGAAAGACGTTACTGCTGAGCAAGCTGCTGAATTCACTCGCCTAGAAAAACGTATCCGATCTCTTGGTAAGACTACTTCTTATACGGCACAAGAAGTTGCAGAAGGTGCAATACGTCTGGCCCAAGCCGGTTTCTCTGGGAAAGAAATCGAAGATACATTACAGTCTGTACTTGACTTAGCTAGAGGTACGAGTACTGATTTAGGTAATGCTGCACGTGTGCTTGCCAATGCAATGCGTACGTTCAATCTTGAAACAACTACAGCTAATGAAGTCGTCTCTCAATTCGTACGGGCATCACGTTACGGTACAGTTGAGATTGATGACCTAGCTGAATCTCTCAAATACGCATCAGCTACTGCTGTTACCTTAGGTCAA